TGTTTCGGGGTCTGTTGCCCTGAATAGTGGTAGGTCGGTGTATGTCATGTTTCCTCTGACTTTCTGCTATTTGAGTAGCGGTGGTTACTTTACACAATTTAGAAAGTCAGTGGTGGATACCCAATGGAAACAAAGTACCCACCACCTAGCCCCAGCACTGCTCAAACAGCGTCTGGGAATCCTTTATGGCTTAGGCAGTGCGCGCCATGCAGCCTCTAGGGCTACGCCATCCTCGGCGTGGCCACCATTTGATTGTGGGGCAAGTTCTACATGAATCCAGCGCCCGTTTTTTGACCCGCCGTTATCAGTATCAGTCCACAGTTTCCAGCCTGGCTTGCCGTTTCTATTACAACGCCAGCCCTGCCACGTGCCGTTAATAAGACCGCCGTAATCGTGTACTTCTTCAATGCCTAGCTCTTTGTAGTACTTAACAAACCAGAGCATTGCTTGCACAGCTGCAGCGCGCCCTTCTTTGGTGTCCTTAAAGCCAATGTCACAAGCTCGAGCTGTTGCGTGCACACTCATGCCTTGCCCTGATCGCATTTCTCTGACCACTAGCGTGCCTAGGTTTGTAAAGCCCCAACGGCGAAAACAGAGATCAACAAACTTTTCGGTGCCCGCCATTTTGGCTGTAGCTGTTTTGTCGTAACCCGTGTATTTCATGGCGCTGGTGGTTCTTTTGGTTTGTCTTTAAGGCCGTTGCCAGCCAGCAAACCAATAAGGCCGCCTGCAAGGGTCATAAGCATTGGGGACAAGATAGCCCAAGCTTCTGAGTCGTTGGGTGCTTGCTCAGTTGGCTGCACCACAAACAAAAGACCGTACAAAAGGGCAACGATAGAAAAGAGAAACGCGCTCGAGAGGCATATTCCTACTACAAGGATAAGTCGTGCTTTTATTTCTTCGTTGGTTAAACGGTTTTCTAGTTTCATGCGCATTTACTTTCCATAAATGATCTGTTAAGAGTGTTGGTGGTTTCACAGTTAAGACGTTCACGGTCTGCGCAAGCGGTTAGCGACCCTAAAAACACCAATAGAATTAAGCTTTTACGCATTTATGCAACCTGAGTAATTTTGATTTGTGCAAACACTTCATTGTCTCCACCAACTGCACCACCAGCACCCCAGCCACTTGTTGCGGTTGCAACGTTCGCAACGTGTTGAATGATTATGTTGGTACTACCAGTAATTGTCAAATATGCAAACGCTTTGCTTTCAGTCATCACATTGTTGCCATTGACGGAATAAGCAGATGAACCAATAGCGATTGTCGCCGAGGTTGTGCTGTTGTAAATACGGATTTTGTGTCCGTTAACGTTAAATGCTGGAGCGGATGCTTCAATGACGTAAGACCCTGCCGTTAATGTAACAGTATTAGAAGCAAGAGAACATCCAGCAATGTTATTTACTACTGTTGTATTTAAGGTTCGTGTCACATAACTGGTTGAGGCTGTTCCGCCGTTTGTGCCGTTTGCTTTTTGGTCGTTAAAGATTGCAACGGCTGTGCTATATCCCTGCAGGGTGGCCATTTGTGAGGCCGTTAATATCTGACCAGCTGTGTAGGTCTGAAATGCTGTCATGTTGTGTCTCCTTTAGAAACTTAAAAGGTTAGTAGTTGAAAGAGTACCGAAAATGGCGTCGTTAAGGGTGAAATACTGGTTGCCGTCTGTGGACTCGTAAACAAATGACACAATATGGCTACCAGGTGTGATGTTGTGGGCGATGCCGGACACAATCAGGGTTTGTGTCTCCGTGGCTGGCGTGCCTACTACAAAGTTTTTGACCACACTGCAAATACTGGTCATGTCAAGATTAAGCACGATGTTTTGATCAGTAGTTGATAGCGCTGACATTTCCGTAGATAGCCCTGTAAACCTCAGCACTGGATTTTGATACTTACCCAGCAAATAGTTACCAAGGCCAGCAACCTCTGTGGTGGTGCTGTTTAGCAAATTAGTCAGCGAGTACTGCTGGGCTTGATATAGCGCAATACTGGCCGCGTTGCTAGTTGTCTGCGCTGCACCAGCGTCAGATTTTGTCACTATGTAGTTATACAAAAGCTCATCGCCAAATTGGTTAATAAGGCTCTGATACCTAAGGCCTGTGCCGTCAGTGTTAAAAGTAGCGCCAGCCACAGGGTTAAGAACACTAGACCTGCCCTTAAATGTCAGAGTGCCGTTAGCGCTCATAAACAGATAGCCCTGCTCGCTGGTGTTGATCAGCTGCAAATAGTTAAGACAGTTAGTGTCCTGACTAATAGCAAAAGCGCCGAGCGTAGATGAGCCTGCGTCAATAGATCGAGCGCCCTGATAGTTAATCTCTGGCAAGTCCAGCACTGCGTTAATACGTGCACCAGTGGCCTGCACTGTTGTGGCAACAGCGTTGAGGTTTTGGTTGGCAAGCACTGTGAATTGGTCAGAGCATGACGCGTACATCATGTCTTGGTTGCTGATGTCGTAGTCAAGGTTCCAGTCAGTAATTAAGCCTGTGTAAATGGGTGTGCCATTAGCAAGTATTTGCACTGGGCATCGTGGCAGTACGAACGGGTAATAAGGGCTGGCCGTGTTGCTTGGGTTAAGTATTTGTGTGACATTGTTAAAAGCAATAACAGCTGTGCCAGCGTTAAATTGGTCTAACTGGCGTGAACGACCACGGGTAATGCTCACATTTTCTACGAGGCTCGTAAGATCAACAAAAGTGACGCCACCAAGGGTGCCACGCCCTGCAGTGTCTAAAACACCATAGAACGCATCGTTTAATTGAAAGGGTGTGCCAAAGCCAGTGGTGCTCTGAAAGCCCACCAGCACTTGCATTGTAGGAACACTCATGCTGGTGCAAATACCGTTCCGCTACGGCGCTGGGCCTTTTGTATTGCGGCGATGATATCGGTTCCAATTTGGTCAGGAGTGCTAACCAGACCAGCGTTCACTGTGATGTTCATACCTAAGCCACCAGCTTTGTTTAACGGGATAACAGCCTCTGGGCCAGCCTCACCAATAAGCGCCATAGTTGGGCTAGTCACAATTCCGCCAGTAGCCATTGCTTTATAGTCAAGACCTGCAGGGTTAGCGCCACCATCGCCACCACTGTCGCCACCAAGCCTGCCGAAACTGACCTGACCAATTTGCCCAATGTCTTTGCCTGGCTTAATTAAGTTAATGCCACGTATAACCAAGTTAATCATCTTGATATATGCGTTAGCGATGAACTCAAAGTATCCGGCAACGCCATTAGCAACGCCCTGCACAACAGCGCGGAAAGTATCAAACTTTTTGTAGGCCATAACAAGTGCAACGCCTAAAGCAACAATGGCAGCAGTGATCAGCACGGCAGGGTTAAGAGCCATAGCGGCATTGACTAGCACAATGCTGGCAGCCATAACACCAAAAGCAGCTGCTACAGCAGTGATCAGTGTTGGGTTGTCTTGTGCCCACGTGGCGAACGATTGCAAGACCGGCAGAGCCTTTTCAAGGATTGGTAGCAGTGCAGCGCCTACTCCTTCTTTAGCTTCACCCAAGGCAACGCCTAAACGCTTCATCGAGCCTGCAGCAGTGTTAGCAGAGTCAGTGGCTGCACCACCAAAAGTAACAGCCATCTCAGCCATGACTTCATCCATAGACGCGCCGTCTTTAATCATCTGGCGTAGTTCTGGGGACAGTTTTGCCAAGGCAGTCATGTTGCCGCCGTACGCCTTTTCCATAGCCTTAGTCACTGTTTCAAGGCTGATGCCTTTAGCAGCTGCAATGTCCATAGACAAGTTGGCGGCCTTTTGTGCCTCGTTGATGTCCATTGTGGCGCGCACAAGTCCAGCCATTACTGGGCGTAGCTCATCATCGGTAACGCCCTTGAGTTTGCCTTGCTGAGTTATGTACGCCTCAACACCAGCAATTTGTGCATCAGTGGCTGCAGTAGTTTTCTGTAGCTGACGCGCGAGCATCGCTTGGGCTTGCTCATCTTCCATAGCGCCCTTGACAGCATCACCAAGGCCAGCGACTAAACCACCAAGTGCAACGGCTGCATATTTGTTGGCTTTGCCCAGCGCGTACTTAGCCTTCGCTTGCGCGCCTTCTAAATCCTTAAAGCCCTTTTCGGCTTGCTTTAGTCCCTTGTCTGAGAAAGACGTAACGATTGGTAGGTAGATAGCCATTAGTTAGCCTGCCTTGCTTGTAGTGCGCGGTTAGCGTCAGCGATTACTTCATCAACGGCTTTCATAATGTCAGCCGCGCCTTGCTCTGCAATAAACGCTCGACTACGCCACAAGCCGCGCTGAGGCCTACCAAATACGTTAGTTAGCAACTTAGAAAAGTCACTAATGTTTTTTGTGCCTGCCTGGCTAAACAATGCGCCAGCTGCATCTTTCTGCACCAGAGTCACTAGTGGTGTTATGCCTTGGCCACGAGAACGGCCACCAACCATGATTTGCACACCTTTGTCCACAGCAGTTTTGTCGTAGGCAAGTCTGCCTTTTTTGCCTTTTTTGCTGCGGCCCCAGCCGTGAATGACAGAGATACCAATATCGGCAGGGAACTGCTTACGGCCTTCCTCAAGCATTGCCGGACTACTTGCCTTAATCTTGGCTGCAGCCTTAAAGCGTGCTGACTTGTCTAACTTGCTCAGCTCTGACAGTGCCTGCTTCAAGCCTGTAATCTCGGCGCTTGTTTCTAGGCTCATGGCTTGCGGCTTTCGTTTAACAACTTGATCGTGGTGTTTAGATCAGCAATGTCAAACTCTACAGCAGGTGGCCACCAGCCTGTGGCTACTAGAAGGCTTGCTAGGGAATGGCGGTAGGTTCCGCTTGGGTAGGGTTTGCCGGATCATTATCCACCACTTCCAAAGTCACTAGGCGCTTAATAAAGTCATCGAGCACTACGGGCACTGTGATGCCAGCAATTTTGCTTGACTCGTAAGCCATAAAGGCTAAGTCCTCAATGCTTATGCCTTGCTCACCAATCGTGCTGGACTTGCGCTTGTATTTGCGTTCCCACTGCACAATGACGTACAGGCTGGTTGTGACTTGGTACGGGCCTTCGCCAGCATCCACTAATAGTGTCAATTTCATGTCGGGTTCCTTTGGTTAATTAGGGTGTGATGTCTCGTGCGTATGTGCCGCCAATGAATGACGCGGTGATCATTGACAGTTCGCCTACAGAGCCGTTGATAGGTGTGTAGTCCACAAGCTGCATGTTAATGATTGTGAACTCAGGGTTGCTTGCGGTTTCGCTAGTTCCTGATGGCGAAATCACTAACTGTGTAGTACCTGTGCCCAGATTGGCAAACAATGTCGCCTCAACCTCGCCAGTGCCATAACTGAGATACATCTCAAGTTCTACCGAGACAGTTTGCAAGCCAGGCACAAAACGATGACCAGTATCGCCAAAGGCGGTGCTTTCTAGACTGTCCACGCCAAGTGTGATAGTTGCGCTGCGGCACTGGTCTGTTAAATCAACAGCTGTGCCACCAGTAGTGGGCGCAAGGTTTACGGTTGGGTTAGTGAGATATGTACTTGTGGCCACGTTATTTACTCCTGTGTCAAACGGTGCCGGGTGCCGTATCTGTTGTTAGTTCTAGCAGATAATCCTACTGCAGTCGGGTATGTCATTGCTTCTGTGCCTGCATAGCCATTTGTAGATCGTAAGCAGGGTAGGTAGCGCCACCAATTTCTAGCGATGATGGCTGGCCTGCCATGATGACAACGCTTGAGCCAAGGACTGTGGCCACAATGCTAAGGATGTTTTCCAGAACATTTTGGGCTGCGGTGCCACTGCCAATAACACGTACAGGGATAGTGACGCGCACGATGTTGCCACCGCCAGCGATTGTCTCAAAACTAGGTGCATCGAGAAAGACACAGTTAGGCACAATCTTTGTGGGGTCGCTTACTACGCGTAAGCCTGTCACTGCCGTAAGTGTGGCCTTGAGGTCTTGCATAGCCTCGTTCAGAAGCCCTGTAGCAGGCATTAGGCAACCTGTGGGCGGTCTATGCCCACCAACTGTTTAATGACTGGTGTCATGGCTGACACGGGTGCATTGCCCATGCCATCGAATGTGGCAAAGGTGTCCTGCACAGAGCCACGGCTGCGCCAAAGAGCTGCACCATACATAAGTGTCCCTAGAGTTACATCATGCCCGGGTGACGTTGTGAGGCTGTCAAAATAGCCAGACTCTTGCCTGCGTCGATAGCAGAAGTCATTGGCAGCGTTTCGAGCCTGTCCCACCAGTGTGTAGTCATCACTTGGATTAGTTATATCTACGCCAAGGTATGTAATCAGGTCAGCGTTAGTAGCCACCCATGTGCAGTTCTGCGTGTAGGTGATTGTGCCTGTAGCTGACGCTGTGCGATCAACATCTGTGCCAGTGCACTTAAACAGCACCTGGTTAGGGATGCTGACATTAGCGTTAAACAGCAGATCACCTTGTGTGTCTATGCCGATGTACTCATACTTGGGCATGGCATAGACAACGAACGTGCCGTTAAAGGGTGCAGCAACACTGGCAACAGTGATGGATTGCCCCACCTCTATTTCAGTATCGGTCAGTGTTTGTAGCACTGCATAGTTGTCTAGCAGTTGCTTAAAAGTGACTGTGTAT